GCTTCAACTGGGACGACGTCATCTTCCTTGACGGCGCCGGTGCCGTGTTCATCTACCCGTCCTATGGCGGCGAGATCCCGCTGTTCCCGTGCGTCGTGCTGCGCAGCGACATCACCGCCAACCCAGACGCCTACGTCCAGATGGGTGAGGTCGACGGCCTGTTTTGGGTCAGCCAGGCGAATGGTGAGAGTGCGGAGGACGAGATCGTCAGCGCCGCGACGAATCGCTACCGCATGTTCTACAACGGCAATCGAACCGCGACCTACAGCTACCTGGCGATGAGGGAGGACTGAGACGTGGCGTACCAGAAGGGGACCGCGACCACGCTCGCCGACCTGCTGACCCAGCTGCACACGTTCGCGGGGGCCAACGGCTGGACAAGCGACCAGCTCGACACCGCCGGCGGCAGCTGGGCGCTGCACAAGGGCAACGTCTTCGTCTCTGCGCGCTGGACCGTGGCCACACCGGTGGCCATGTCGATGCACCAGGCGCTGGGCTACACCGGCGGCAACCAGCCCGGTACGCACCCGAACGACAGCGGCAACGGATACAACGCGACCACGTCGCACGTCACGACGCTGCTGGACGACGAGCGCCACGTCAGCGACATCGGGAACGGGCCGTTCCTGTCCTACCACTTCTTTGAGCAGGACAGCGGGCCAGCCTACCTGCACGTCGGGGTTGAGTTTGCCACAGGCGCCTTCCGACACCTCGGCTTCGGCAACATCGAGAAGGTCGGGACGTGGACCGGCGGCGAGTACTGCTACGGCCACATGATGGGCGGCTCGACGAACCACACCCCGATCGACATCTCGGAGTCGGCGCTGCTGGATGGGCTCTACACCGCCACGGGCATGCCGATGGCGGCAACCGTGCACTGCGAGGGGCTGACCGGCCAGCCCGGCGCCGGGAAGTGGGGCGTCATCGGTGGCACGACGACGGCTGTCTCGACGGGGCTCGACACCGCAGGCATCGCGCGCGAGCGCATTCGCGGCGGCTACCGCGGCGGGCCTGTGGCGCGCAGCTTCGGCGTGTTCAATGGCTCGTCGCTGACGGGCCTGATCCCCATGTACAAGATCCCGATCTGGCACGCCGAGTCGGTCGCCACCACGCGACGGCACTTGCTTGGTTATCTGCCAGACGTGCGCGGGATCAACATCCGCAACTTCTCTGCTGGCGAGGAGGTGACGGTGGGCGCCGACACCTACGTCATGCTGCCGCTGGGGATCCGAACGTCGGACAACGTGGCATACCGCACCTACTTCTCTGGGATCGCCTACCGCAAGGAAACGGCGTAGGCCGTGGCGACGTTCTCTGGGGTGCTGGTCGACTACCGGCTGCAGGCCGAGCGGTTCGGCGCGACGGTGGCGTTCGCCATGCCCATGGCGCTGCCGCACGTCACGTTCGCGGTCGAGGTCGACCCGACGATGGGCGTGCACACGCCGGCTGTTGTCGACGACGAGGTTGAGCAGGCGTTCAGCGGCGAGGAGCAGCTGAGCATGACCAGCGGCATCGACTTCTTCGAGCGCATGCACGTCGTGCCACGCTTCTTCTCGTTCGGCAACGTGCTGTCGCCGCAGGCTGGCGCCTTCGAGGTCTTCAACGGCTACCGCAAGGCCTACATCACCTGGCTGACGTTCGTTCCGGTCGCCGACTCGGGCACGACGATCTCAGGCTTCCCCGGTGTGCCGGTGCTGATTCCGCCGCTGGGCGGCATTCAGATGGTGCTGCAGGTCTCGCTGGAGGGCGAGCCGATCGTTGACGACGAGATGGAGTTCGTCTTCGACGACGGCAGCACCATCCTCGTGCCGGTCGACATCCAGCGCATCGTGCTGTTCTTCCCGCGGCCTGAGCTGCCATTCGTCGAGGAGCTGGGCTTTTTGACTGACGTGCAGGAGGCCAAGGATGGCAGCGAGCTGCGCCCGTCACCGCGCCGCTATCCGCGCCAGGCGTTCCTGTACGACTACAAGATCGAGGAGGGCGAGGAACGCATGGCGGTCGAGGCCGCCATCTTCGACTGGCAGCACCGGCCGTTCGGGCTGCCGCTGTGGTTCGACGAGATGTTCCTGACCGTCGCCATCAGCCCTGGCGACCTCATCATCAACGTCGTCTCGACGGCGTTCGTAGACCTGCGCGTTGGCGGGCTGGCGGTGGTGCTGATCGACCGCACGCTGTTCGACGTGCAGACGATCGTGGCAATCACGGCGACGACGATCGAATTCGAGAACCCGATCGCCAACGTCTATCCCATCGGCACGTCGGTCTTCCCGGTGCAGATCGGGCGTGCAAGCGACGTGATCCAGGGCGAGCGCCATCCGGTCAGCCTCGAGGAGATGAGCTCGCGCTTCGACATCGAGGATAACGCGCTGGACTTGTCCAGCGGCGCGGCCTTCTCGACCTTCAACAGCAAGGTGCTGCTGGACGACCCGAACGTTGTCAAGGGAACCAGCGCGCAGAGCTACACGCGCAAGGTGGTCGTGATCGACGGCGACACTGGTCAGGTTGAGCGCACGTCGGCCTGGGACCGCAGCAAGCGCGGCAGCATGAAGACCTTCTTCGCGCAGGGTCGGCAGGCTGTTTGGCAGCTGCGGCAGCTGATGTACCTGCTGCGCGGGCGGCAGATCTCGTTCTACCTGGCGCGTTTCCGCCCGGATCTGGTGCCGACGCAGAACCTGTTGTCGGCCTCGGCCGCGCTGACGATTTCCAACATCGGCTATACGCGCTTTATTCGCCAACGCCAGCCGCTGAACGTCATCCGTGTGGCTTTCACCACCGGTGCGCCCGCGCTGCTGCGCACGGTGCTCGGATCGGTCGAGGTCGGAGCAAACGAGGAGACGCTGACGCTCAACGGGACCTGGCCGTCGACCTTCACGCCGGCGCAGGTCGAGCGCATTGACTTCGTGGAGAAGGTGCGCATCGACGACGACAGGATCAGGATCCAGTTTCAGCAGAACGGCAACAGCGCCAGGGTGACCACGCCGGTGGTGGCGGTGTTCGAGTGACCTACCAGAGCGTCGAGACCAGCGTCGAGTCTGGCCAGCCGGTCGAGGTCTTCAAGTTCACGGTCGGCGCTGCGATCTACCGCGTGACGTCGACCGAGGCAGGCGTTTCGATCGGGGTCGAGGACTACGAACCAGTCGCCATCGAGCGCGGCAAGCTGCAGGAGGATCTCGACAAGCACGACACCGAATTCGAGCTGCGTATGCCGGCCTCGCACCCGCTACCGCAGCTGTTCCTCAACGTTCCGCCTGGCCAGCGCGTGCTGCTGCTGGCGCGGCGCTTCCACAGCACGGACGGCGGCACGCCCGAGATTGTGACCATCTTCGACGGCGAGGTGCAGACCGTCAGCTACCGCAGGGGCGTAAAGGAGGCCGTCATCACCAGCCTGCCGCGGCTCGCCGCTGGCAATCACGCGTTGCCGAGCTTCACCTATCAGGGCCCGTGCAACCATGTCCACTACGAGCCCAACACCTGCAAGGTCAGCCCGACCGATCCTGCATTTCTGGCGTCGGCCTATAGCGTCAGCGCCCAGGTCGGGCGCGTGCTGACGGTGCCAGGGCTCTCGACCGACTTCACGCCGGGCTGGTTCATTGGCGGCATGATCGAGGCGATCGGCGCAGGCGACTTTCGCATGGTGCTCGACCAGTTCGGCGATGACTTGTATATGCTGCTGCCGTTCACCGCAATGCCGACGCTGGTCAACGTGCTGGCTGGCTGCGCGCACGACACCAGTGCTGACGGATGCCCAAAGTTCAACAACGGCGGGAACTATGGAGGCTTCCCCTTCGTGCCGAAGAAGAACCCCTTCGAGACGGGGCTATAGCCGATGGCATTCTGGATGACGTTCATCTTCTGGGCGGCGACGTTGGTGCTGTCCAAGCTGATGCAGCCGAAGTCGGAGACGCAGAAGCCTGCGGGCATCGGCGACTTCAACTTCCCGACCGCGACCGAGGGTCGGCCAGTCCCGATCTTGTGGGGAACGACGCGCATCGCTGGCCCCAACGTCGTCTGGTACGGAGACCTGAAGAACGAGGCGATCGTCGTCGACGGCCTGTTCAGCCACACGCCGACTGGGCAGTTCAAGTACTTCATGGGCGTTCAGTGGGCCTTCTGCCGCGGCATCGGACAGGACCCCATCGACGAGCTGACGCGCGTCTGGATCGGCGACGATCTGGTCTTCACCGGCTCGGTCGAGCACGGCGACACCTACACAATCAACAAGCCGAGCCTCTTCGGCGGCGACGAGCTGGGCCAGGGCGGTGTGGTGGGGACGTTCGAGTTCTTCGCTGGCACCGCGACGCAGAGCCCCTCGGCCTACCTGGCGCCGTTTCAGGACATAGGCGGGCAGACGCCCGCCTATACCGGCATTTGCTACCAGGCGCCCTTCACCGAGCGGACCTACGTCGGCAACACGACGAGCATCAAGCCCTGGAAGTTCGAGCTGCGCCGCACGCCGAACCCCATCGGCCTGACTGCCAACCGGCACATCGTCAACGGCGCCGACGCCAACCCTGCCTGCTGCATCTACGAGCTCATCACCGCTGCCGAGGGCATGGCCATTCCGGCGGCCGACGTCGACACGGCCAGCTTCGTGACTGCTGGCATCACCCTGTTCGACGAGGGCAACGGGTTCTCGTTCCTGCTGGACTCGCCAGAGGACGCCGCGACGACGCTGCGGCGCATGGAGGAGCAGATCGACGGCACGGTCTACCTCGACCAGGCTGACGGCCTGTGGAAGCTGCAGCTAACGCGCGCCGACTACGACATCAACCTTGTGCCAGAGCTGAACGCGACGAACATCAAGGAGATCAGGACGTGGACGCGCGCGCTGTGGCCGCAGACCAAGAACGAGGTGCGCGGCGAGTTCTTCGACCGCGACGACGAGTACAAGCAGACCTACGCCTTCGCGCAGGACATGGCGAACGTTCAGATCCAGGGCGGCAGCCGCGTCCCTGAGCAGCCGCGCCTGTCTGGGGTGAAGAACGCGCAGCTGGCCGAGGATCTGGTCTGGCG